AATCATTCCATATAACTGAATATGCCGCTAATAAAAACCCGACGTACATCCACAATGTCATGTCGCCCATGATGATATTCCTTTCACTGAGTGGTTTGACTATAATTACATATTTATAACTGATTTTTAACGAAACAAAGGATTTGTTTCAGAGATGTAACAAACTAGAAATCATCCTCGTCGCTATTAAAACCCATGGTAAATCCCATAAAAAATGACATAACCACCATAAGCAACACAATTACCGGACTCATCTCTACCTCTTTTTCGATCTTTTGACTATTTTTTTAGTATCTGAAAGTATTTTATAATTCGTAGTTAGTCCATATTTGACTGCTATATCAAACTTGTTTTCTTTCTCACTCATAAGGTCAACACCGACTATCTGACCTTTTCTCACCGCTATCCAATACTGAAGCCATTCTCCGTGTTTGTTTTTATATTCTCCTAAAAGAACTTCTGTATCTTCATAGTCTTCAATATAATCCCCAACGACATATTTTCTACTACTGAACACTTTTTCTTTTCCGCAAACAAATTCAATTTGCATCTTTCTATATCTTGGGTTTTGAACGTAAGAAAAAATCATAAAGGAGCCTCCCTGTATTATAATTAGAGCAAAGAGGCTCCTTTCGACCTATCCAAGTTCAGAATATCCGCCTTCTTCGAAAGTTACCCCTAATTTTTTCTCCAAAAGTGGAATTTTCTCTTTATCATAGTGTTCAATAAGCAAATAAGGCGTATCCCACTGAAGACCATAAAGCCCTTGAATATAACCTCCTTTAACCCACTGAAAATCTCTAACCTGTGCTGAGACATCATACTGCTCTTGAATCAAATAGGCAAGCTCTTCACCGTGATCAAGATCCAAATCAAATTCGCCGTGCTCGTCCACGTCCCAATCAACAAGCTTGTTAACAAATTCATTATTCCATTCGACACCATAAACTCTTTGTGGATAGTATTCCATCTTACCTTTTTCCTTTCCCTGATTTCCAGACTGATGTTTCTTCAGGACCGTACATTTTATATAACTCCTCATAAACAGAAGCTTTGAGGTCTGTAATGCTATGTTGAATCTCTGTCAGTATTCTATGTGTGTTGTATTGCCCGGAGGCATCTAAGTTTCTTATTCCAAGAATTTGGCTAAGAGTACTTTGTATATTCATTATTCTATTAGACACACTTCCTTTAGCCATTACGACCTCCTAGCTTCTGTTTAATCTTCGTCTACACTGTAAAATGAATCCGCTTCTTCTTTTCTTAAATCAAATTTTAAAATAATTTGCTCATCCATTATTTCCAGCACTCTATTTTTAAATTTCTCCTCCTTTACCTTTTCAAGCCAATGGGCAGTTTGGAACTTTTCTTCTGTCCCATCTTCATAAACCAAGGAGAACCAAGCTCCGGACTGCTTTATTGAGTTTGAAGGCTTAATTGCCTCAAACCAGCTTTGTTCATCTTGAATTCGAACCTCGTCTGCCCACATAATTTTAAATGCACACTCTCTACCTTCTGTTCCAAATCTTGATTTTTGTAATTTTACTTTCACCTCCGAACCTATGCGGTATCCTTTGTCATCCTCGATGTAAGCTTTCTTTGCTTTTCTGGCAGTAAGCCAGACTCTCAAAGAACAAGCATACATGGGAGCTTTTCCGCCCGGTGTAGTATATGGATTTATCATTGCCTGTGCTCTTTCAAAAGGATTTGAAGGAATAAATTGTTTTAACTGGTTTAGCATCAACAAAGTTGAGTCTGTGTTTGCTAATTCAGTGGTAAGTTTCTGAAACCCTTTAGATAATGTCCTCGCTTTTACTGCCATCGATGAATTTGGATTAAAATCACCCTCAACATCTGAGACAGTAGGAGTCATTGCTACAGAATCCCAAATAAATAACATTTTATTTCCTTCATTCTCTCCCAATAAAAGCTCTATTGATTCGAGAACCATTTCCACAGATTTTGCCTGAGTATAGATTAATGCATCTACATCGCATCCTGCTCGCTTCATGAACTTTGAATCTAATGATGATTCTGAATCAAAATAAACTACCTGTATTCCTTTCGCTTGGGCATTGGCGGCAATTTGCAATGCCATGAATGATTTTCCACTGGCTTCCAAACCAGCGATTTCTGTTATACGACCAACAGGGATTCCCGCCAGCTTTCCTCTACAGATAATAGAATCAAGCCAACGAGAGCCCGTTGGAATCCAATCAACCACATCGGAAGGGTTTTCTTCGTTTAAGTTCCAAGCTACTTGCGTACCACTCTTTTTATTAAGAAGAGATCGAATATCATTAGCATTTAGCTTGCCAGCTTTTATTTTACCTTTCCGAGCCATAGTTAATCCTAACTGTCTAGAAGTTCATTGAAAGCCTTATCAACTTCATCCTGCTTGGGAGCAGAGGGAGTCGCCCCATATTTCTCAGTTTCTTCACCGTCACCTTTGTTTAGATGAAGTTTCAAAATTTGAGCGACTTCCTCTGGAGTCTTTCTTTCAAAAAGTTCACTAAAATCTGGAACTTGTTCAAGAAGAGCCAAGCATTCTGCATCACCGTCTTCACAAAGAACAGATGATTTTCTCTTTGGTTTAAGATTTGTGCTTGGGAACATAGCACCCGGCTTTTTACCGTAAGTAAGAGTCAGGTCAGTTCCAACATCAGGATCTGTAATGTCATCATAATCGGGATCGAGAACCAAGTTTAGAAGCTGTTCATAAACAGTTCTTGAGTATCCCCACACTCTAACACCTTGATCCTCTTCGCCACGAACTACAACTGGAGAAAAGAACCGTTGCTTTGGAAAAAGCTTTTTAGCCATCTCTATAGAATCAGGAGTTCCCTCTCTATAAAGCTCGGTAGCAAAATCAAAGATTGCGCTTTCTTCGCCAAAGTTTTTCTTTGGACACAAGATTGGAGTTTTTCCAATATTATAATAAAACCAATATTCTTTAAAAGGATCTCCATCTGGAGTCGGAACAATACGGATTGTTTGATCCCCATCTTGTGGCTTCCAAAAAGCATTCTTAGAATTACCACCACCTTTGTTTTGAAGAGCGGCAAGTTTTTGCCTCATTTTTTTCATATCAATTGCCATAATTTTACTCCTTAGAAAAAACTGCCCCGAAGGGCAGTGTTAGATTGGCTAGTGAATTGATAAGGAAAATACTACAGTGAACTAATCTCTCTTACTTTTTTTACTCCTCCAGAGATTGTGTTAGTGTTAAGAACTCGAAAACCAGACTTATCAACGTCCCAAACAAGCTCTTGACCTTCCTTGAGATTGCGAGAAGTTTTCCCGTTTGTAATGTTTTTTGGAAGTTCTGCGAACTTAACAAAATTCATTTTTCGAGTTTGACCATTGGACTTCTTAAATGTTGCACTGTAAACTGTCATATTATCCTCCTATGACATGATATGGCACTTAATTGTGCCGATAAAAGATGTATACATTATACCATATTGATTTTCATTTGTCAAGAACTTTTTTTACTTTTAATGAACTTTTTCACTATTCAGTGATCCTTCGGGCATCCAATCGATTATTGTGCCATCACATTTTGGATAGTTTGGACAGCAAATAAAACCATCAAACACTTTAAAATCTGCAACTTTAATTGTTTCACCACAATGAAGACAATCTTTTTTTTCATCATAAAGATGATCAAATATTTTATTTAATTCAAAATAGTCTCTTTTCTCTTTCTCACTTGAAAATTCTAATAATTCTTTTTTCTCTTCCTCTTCCCATTTCTGTCTCCATGTCTCATACTCTAGAGTTTGTTCAGTTTTAGAGAGTTTTTCAAAAAAAGTTATCTGACCCTGACGAAGTGATTTAATATCATCCAACATTTTACCACCATAGACACTGTGCGTAAAAACATTTAAATTATTATATCTAACGTTCTCTGCTCTTTCTATAGTCTTACGCATACTGCTTAATTGTAAGATTTCACGATCAGTTAATTCTGGTAAAAGATTTTTCATTGTCTTGCCCTTTGTTTTGTTTTCTCGACCTCTTGATTTACATTATACCATTTTGATTTTCATTTGTCAAGAACTTTTTTTAAAACTATTTCTCTCAAATGTTGGGCTGGTCTGTTGCTGTCTATTT